TTTAATGACATTTTAAGAGCGTTCGATGATATGTTCGCTCAGTTCGATTCTCGTTTAGGAGAATGGAAAGCGCAAACTAAAGTATCTGAAGATGGTACAATGAAAGTTACTACATATTATAGGAGTAATGAACCAAAAAAATCTAAAGAGAATACAGGTCTAAAACACCAATTAGAATTAGCTATTGAAAATGAAGACTTTGAAAAGGCGGTTGAGATTAGAGACCAAATTAAAAAATTGGAATCTAATCAAGAGGCAATCAATAAACTTGAAGAAGAATTAAAACAATCAATTAAAGAACACAACTTTGAAAGGTCGATTGAAATTCGTGACGAGTTGAAAGGATTAAGAAAGTAAAAAGAAACCCCGCCCAATAGGTGGGGTTTTATCTTTCATATCCAAAATTATCAAAATCTTCTGAAAATAAATTTTGAATAATTAATTTATTTTGAGGTGTTTTATGTGTTTCGTAATCAATATTCTCTGGGTTCAGATTAATTTGATATAAAGGAGATAGAGGTAAATTAATTAAATTACTTAACGGGGTTATATCGTTGGTTAAATCTTCTAATTTGAAATGATAGAAATTACAATCTACATTTTTCCAACTACTTTGTGTTTGATAAAACCGGGTACCTCCCCATGACTTTTTATTCTCTATAACATAGTTAATGTGTGTTGAATTTCCATAAAAGTCCTCAATAAAATTTTCAGAATTAATTGTTGAGTTTAGATGAACTAAAAATTGGTCAAAGGTATATCCACTAATTGGAACATTTGACTCAAAATCAGGTCGATTAAAAATTCTAATTTGATGGTAATATCCGGATATTATTTTATCATAAGGATTTCTAGTTACTTGTATAACTTTATATCCGTCAAGAGACTCAATATCGTAAGCAACCATAATTTCGTCTAATTTTAAATGAAGTTTTGGTGTAAGATATGTGTTATTTTGAGAGTCTTCAATAAACCCATTATTATTTAAATTATTGCGTAAAGAATTAGACGCAGTTTTTGGAGGGTATAAAAATATTATTTTTTGTGTTTTAGATATCATATGTTTCAAATAAAGATTCTTCAATCCAATCAACAATTAGATGTATTCTATCTGTGTTCCCAAAATTATCAACGGAATGTTTTTGTTTATCGTTGTTAATTTCCCATAGCTCACCTAATCTTAGATTTCTTTTATCATCACCTACCGTAAAAAAACAATCTTCATTTGTTTGTATTGGTATGTGAATTCTTCGACAAATAACTAAACTAAACCCCACAATATCAACATGAGGTCTAATAGATTCTTTGGCAGTTAACTTAACTAACAATGCTCTCATTATTCTACCATTCTCACCTGTGTTGAGTTTAATTATTTCCTCAATTTTGGTAATCTCTTCTTTAAATAAAGGATAATGATTTGTTGGCATTATTTTTAAATGGTTAAAATTGAATGACTTATCAAAAATAATCGGAATTGTTTTTGTGTGGACGTGTTCACTACCATACCTTTTTTGTCTATCACTAAATTCGTCCCAATCCAAATTATTGTCGATGATTATTTTTAAAATATTCTCGACATTGTAATCTCCGTGTTTAATAAATGTTTCAGTTACGTCCATTGTTATATTTATTAAATATGAGACCATTTGAAAATTTTTTAGTTAGTAGTGTTGGGTTACAACGCATAATCGAAATATATCTTAAAATAAGGCAATATTTCCAATCAGAAGGGTGGAGTGAAAAGGATTTAGAAAGTCCACCATATTACTCGGCTCAATTAATGACTCTTCATGAAAAATTTGGTGGTGAAATAAGAGATTTACTTCGCCAGATGAAGGACTTAGGTTTTGAGGTAGAAAAAGAGGATTTTAATGAATACTTAAAACCTATTTTACAAAACATAAACGAACTAACACCGCTAAGCGATGGGGATTACAAGAGAGGAAATCAAGGGGACGAAGATTATTAATGAAATAAAATCGTCAAACATTAAACGAACAGAATACGATACTGAAACAAAAAAAATGATTGTTGAATTTAACAATGGATACAAGTATGAGTATGATGAAGTACCACACCAAACCTACACAAAATTTAGAGCAGCTGAGTCTCAAGGAAAATATTTTGTAACTGACATATCAAAAGCCTACAAGTATAAGAAACTGTAGTATTTATAATAATGAGTAAATTACAACAAATACTTAATAGTTTCACTATTAAAGAAACGCTTAACCCAAAAGTATGGGAAAATCCTACTGACCCTAAAAAGTCAACTATGATTCCTAAAGTTAGAAAAGCTCTTGAGCGTATTGCTGAGGAATTTGTCAACTATTTGGGTGATGACGTATTTGTTGAGGACGTTGTTCTTACAGGGTCTCTTTCGAATTACAATTGGTCTGAATTTTCGGATTTTGATTTACATATTATTGTTGACATGGACGAATATGGAGATGAAGATGAATTATACAAAGAACTTTTTAACTTAAAAAAACAACTTTTTAACGACAAACATAATATTAAAATTTTTGGGTACGATGTTGAATTATACGCCCAAGATGCCGAAGAACCTCATATTAGTTCAGGTGTTTATTCTGTAATGAATAACAAATGGATTAATGTCCCAAAGAAAATGAATCTTGAAATAGATAAAAAAGTTCTTGAGGATAAAATACAAAATTGGATTGAAAAAATTGATACTGCCGTAGAGAATGGTGATGTCAAAGTTCTTGAATCACTTAAAGAGAAATTAAAGAAATATCGCCAATCCGGATTGGATGGTGATGGGGAATTATCCTATGAAAATTTGGTGTTTAAATATTTGAGAAGGTCCGAACATATTGAAAAATTATTTAATTCAATAAATAAAGGTACCGACAAAGAACTATCCGTTGAAAGAAAAATGGAGGATTAGTTGGTTAAATTTCAATAATTGTTAATAATCGTATATTTATAAATAAAAAATTAAATGGCATTCGTTACATATCTTATAGCACCTTGCGCGGGTGGTTCATCACTAACCGTAGAATTTAACAGTTCATCACTTCCAGCAGTGGGAGGAAATTATTATTTAACATTCACAGGTGTAACAACTCAGGGATGTTATGAGGTGGTTGATACTGCGGAGCCAGGAACAGGTTCAGATTATGTTGCAACAATGTCAACAAATTATGGTGATTGTTCAACTTGTTTTTCTGTAAATCCAACACCAACACCAACACCGACTCAAACTTCAACACCAACCAATACCCCAACTCCATCGGTAACTGCGACTAATACCTCAACTCCAACACCAACTCAAACTCCAACTCAAACTCAAACTCAGACTCAGACAGGTACACCAACAAATACTCCAACAAATACACCAACACCATCTGTAACGGCAACAAATACTCAAACTCCTACTCCAACAAATACGCCAACTAATACGAGTACACCAACAAATACTCCGACTAACACAAGCACTCAAACACCTACACCTACAAACACACCGACTAATACAGGTACTCCAACTAGTACCCCAACAAATACACCAACAAATACGGGTACACCAACAAATACGCCGACAAACACACCAACACCAACACAAACTCAAACACCATCACCAAGTCCATATCCATTAACAGGATATAGTGTGGATAATCAATACGCGTATACTGTTGAAATATTAGGTAATTTTAGTGGTGGGTCAATTACTGAGGGAGGACCGGCAAATGGAATTGCACCACACCCTATCTATACCGACGCATATGGTGTACCATATGCTCAGTTAAACGCAATTACGTTAGGTGGATTTAACGGATTAAATAATTAAAAACAAAACAAATTAATATACAATGGGAAATTTAAAACCAATTGGTAGTGAAAAACTAACAGGGGACCAAAAATTAAAAAGAATTATGGAAATTGCTCGTTTCAATGAAGTAATTCCTAATCGTATAAACGAAAATGCAACATCAGAATATTCTATTAGTCTTGCAGATGGTAATAAATATGAAATTGTTAAAGAGAGACAAGGTTATATCATTAAGAAAACTATCTCAGAATCTGAAACAGATTATATGGAGCCAATGAAAAATAGAAAATACTATTCTTCATATTCACAAGCATTCAAAAGATTAAACTTAGTTGCTGGTGAGTTAAATAGACTTAACGAAAATGAAGAAGGTTTGTCTTTATATGGTGAACAAAAAAAATTCACATTAAAAACCCCAAAACCACAAATAGATGCTCCGGCACCGGCAGCGGTTCCTTCAGCACCACCAGCAGTCCCATCTCCGGAATTACCACCATCACCAATGGATGATATGGGTATTGAAGACGATATGGAAATGGATGACATGGGAATGGAAGACGATATGGAAATGGATGACATGGAAATGGATGATACTGAATCTGACGATTCAAATGAAACTGTTACTTTTAAATCTATTCAAAAATTAACAGGTAAATTGACTCAAAAAATTAGAACATTAGAGTCTCAAGAAGGTATGACTTCTGAGAATATCAAATACGTTATCAATATGGTATTATCTTCGTTTGATTTAACTGAATTAACAGAAGAGGATAGAGAAGATATTTTATCTAAATTCGAAGACGAAACTGAAGATTTAGGTGGAGACGATATGGATGGTGAAGACTTAACTGACGATAGTGAAGTTGAAGATATCCAAGCTGATATGGATGTTGCTGTTGAAGGTGATATGGGAGAAGGTTATGAGTACGACGATGTTAATGATGTTAATCCTGATGATTTTTATAATGATGAGGATTCGTACAAATATTCTAAATTCAAGAAAAAAGATTCAGATTACGGAAACGGAGCTATCTTTGATAGTATTTTTGGAGAGTCTAAAGTAGATAAAGTATTATCAAAATATTTTGAAGTTTCTAAAAAAGAAATTGTTGAGAATAGACAAAAAACTGCGGAAAGAAAAACCAAAACAATTACTGAGGTTAGAAGACAAATGAAATCAGTTGTTAAATTAACTGAAACTATTGAACAAGAATTAGCTTCTCAAAAATTTTTAGAAGAAAACTTAGGAGCAAAAATTATAGGGAAAACTAATAAAAATAATTTAGTTTTTGAAAATAAAGGAAAAGAAATTAAAATCACACCTGAAGGATTATTGTCATGAGTTATTTGATTTACGTAAATGGTTTAGGTCCTAACTATAAAGGGGATAATCTTTACGAATTCGTATTCTCGGACACTTTAGACGTGTGGGGTGAATCGTGGGATAATCGACCATCTAATGGATATCCTCAACCACCCGATTTAAAATATATTAAAAAAGTAGGAGTTTTGAGAGATACTGATGTAAAATTGGAATTGATTCAAAACTCCGATTTTTTTTCAGTGATGGATGCAATGGATGACATAATTGCATTAGCATGGGAAACTGATGACGAAAACATTAAGAAAAGAATGGTATTTAGATTTGGAGTTCCGGAACAAGAAATAAAAGACAAACTATACGAAAGAGATTTGGTATTAGAATTTGAAAAGAAAGTTATTTATGAAAATTAATATTAAAGCATTAGAACTTATCGAAAAAGGGTTATCCTCAAAAACTGTTGGGAAATTAACAGAATCGCAAATTAATGTATTACATAGTAAACTTGTTAATGAACAAGTAACCGAAGTTCCTGCTAAAAAAACTTATAAAGTAGGTCCATCAGGTGGTAAGGTTGGTAATTTAAATATTACACAAGACCCAAACACTAAAGAAGTTATGGTTACAGCAACAGAATCTGAAATGTCTGAAGATGATGATTTTGATTTAGACGCTGACCAAGCATATACAGGGCAACAAGGTTCTCATGACGAATATCAAGCGTCTGATGATGGGATGGACGATGACACTTCACCTGAAAATCACGATAGTAAAATGATTGGTATGTCCGAAGAGAAAAAGAAGTCTAAAAAAGATGAAGATAATCCATGGGCCATTTGTACATCACAATTAGGTAAAGAATTTGGTACTAGAGAAAGACACTTATGGAGTGCTAAAGAAAATAATAAATATGAGAGATGCGTTAAGGATGTAAAAAAATCTTTGAAAGAACAAAAAAATCCCGTATCTTTGTTCCTTGAGAATGAAATTATTAAAATTGTGGAAAGAAATTTACCACCAAAAATAACTAAAAAGGAACTTATGAATTATTTAAACGAGGCAGGTACTGAGACCGCACCGACGAGAACAAAACCGACAACAAAACCTGGTACAAGACCAAATCATCCTGGTAAGAATCCAAATCCGGGAACTAATCCGGCACCGAAGGCTAATAGACCATCACCTGAGGAGTCTAAAGACAAAATTATGGATGTGATTATGCAAATCTTAGAAAAATAATAATGGCAAAGAAAATTAAAGAACAATTAGATTACGGGGATAGACCTGAAAGAATGGACCCAAATTTGGAAAGAAAACTTGCAAGTCCTGAAGGTTTATATGCTCAGAATCCCGCAATGAAAAAGAAAGAGGGTGACGTTCAAAGATTAGTTAGTAATCGATTTCAAAAAGTTGCTGAAAAATTAAGTGATGTTACAGGTATTCAAAATTTAAGTTCTCAACAAACTCAAGGTATGATATACCAAGAGATGATGAGAAAATTACCTAACATCATGAGAATTGAGGCGGCACATAGGGATGAACTTGAAGAATTAGCAATTGAGGCGGCGTTAGAGGAATCTGAAGTACCTGTTGATTGGTATAAAATTGAAGCTTATTTAAATAGAGAACCGATTGATACGTCTAACTTTAGAATGAAACCTGAAGAAGAGGATGATGAAGAGGAAGAAGATGAGGAAGAAGAAATGGAAATTCCGTCTTTTGATATTGAGGATTTAACTGAGGACGAAATTTTTGAATTAGAAAAACATAAAAGAAACATAATTAATGCAATTATTCAGGGTGCTGCGAAAAAAGGTCATTATATTTTTCAAAAACCGGATATTAAAGCAAGACTTGACGAAATTGACCCATCTCTTTATGGTGATTACTTAGGTATTATGGCAATTAATGATTTCTTATACTTTAGTATGGAACAAATGATTGAAATGATGAGTCAAACAGGTCAAGGAATTGCGGGAAAAGTTGAATTAGATGATAATGACGAAGAGGGTGAAGAAGGAGAAGAAGGAGAAGAAACTCCGGACACAGTGATAAAAGCGTTTGGTTTAATCTTCCCAATTTTATGTCATGAAATAATCAAAGGATTAGAAGAGGCGAAAGGTAGACACGGATTACCTAAAGACCCTGAAATGGCTCAACGAGTTATGGGACAAACTGATACATTAAGTAATGAACCAATGCAGTTGAGAATAGGTCCGGAAATCGTGGAAAGAATAAGGTTTGCATTACCTGATAAAATGTACGAACCTGAGAACAAAGGTTTGATAAACTGGTTTCATACTTTGTTATACCAAATTGAAGCCCAAGAGTTTTTAGAAATTATCGGAAACGCAATCTCTGAAGATTCTTCAAAAGTGGCGAAAGCGACCTCAAAATTTGATGAAATTATGAGAGAGGCAATCAAAATTAAAGAAGAGTTTGAAGATTACAAAGAAGAAGAAGGGATTGATTCTGATGAAGACGAAGACGACGGATTAGATGATTTCTTGGGTAGTTTAGGTATATCGAGACCTAAATAACCAAAAATGACTTTTGAATAATAAAGAACAATTAATAATTGAGATAACGAAGTGCATGAGGAATACACCCTACGCACTTCGTACTTATTTACAGACATACGATAATACGGTATCAAAATACGTACCGTTAGATTTATTCCCCGACCAAGTATCCTTGATTGAGGATTACGATAAATACAATGAAAATATTGCCCTTAAGTACAGACAGGCAGGTGTATCTACTGTGACAGCTGCTTGGGCATCTAAAAAACTTGTATTTGCAAAAAAAACTAAGCCTGAAAAAATTCTAATCATCGCCAATAAATTGGATACGTCCATGGAGATGGCAAATAAAATTAGAAGTTTTACCGAACAATGGCCTAGTTGGGTTGGAGTAGGTTTTTCAAACGAAAAAAATGCACAACGACATTTTAAACTAACAAATGGGTGTGAGGTAAAAGCAGTTGCGACATCTCGAGATGCATTGAGGGGTTATACCCCAACTATTCTTATCTTTGATGAGGCGGCGTTTATTGAGGCTGACGGAGATTTTTGGTCAGCGTGTATGGCATCCCTATCTACCGGGGGTAAAGTAATTGTAGTTTCCACACCAAATGGTTATGATGCAATTTATTATGAAATTTATGACCAGTCACTTAGAAACATGAATGACTTTAAAATTTCTGAAATGTTTTGGTACCGTGACCCTCGATATACAAAAGATTTGTATATGGTTAAAACACACGATTTAGTTCACTTTTTATTAAATAGGGAAGAATATAACCTTGATGAGGTCATTATTGACTTATCAATGACTAATCCATTTGAAAGAGACCATTCAATTGTAACCAAATATATTGAAGATGGGTACAAGCCATGTTCTGCTTGGTTTGAAGGAATGGTAAAAAAATTAAAATATGATAGACGTAAGGTTGCTCAAGAGTTAGAATGTAACTTCTTAGGTTCCGGAGATAACGTATTTGATTCTGATTTGATGCAAGACATTGCCAAAAATCAAGTTAAAGAACCAATGGCTAAAATGATGGGTGGTGGATTATGGATATGGAAAGAACCGGAAAATGGACATAAATATGTTATGGGTTGTGATGTATCTCGTGGTGATTCTGAAGATTTTTCAAGTGTTGAGATTATTGATTTTGATACTAGAGAACAGGTGTTAGAATATGTTGGAAAAGTTCCTCCGGACATTTTAGCGGAGATTGCATATAAGTGGGGTACTATGTATAGTGCTTATTGTGTTGTGGATATTACAGGTGGTATGGGAGTTTCAACAGCAAGAAAACTACAAGAAATGAACTATCAGGGTGGATTATATGTTGATGGTGTTGATACAACCAATAAGTGGAAGTATGACCCAAAAATAAATGAAAAAATCCCGGGAATTAACTTTAATTCAAAAAGAGTTCAGATTATTGCAGCGTTTGAAGAAGCGATGAGACATAAGTTTAGAATTTATTCAAGTCGTCTTTATAACGAAATGAATACGTTTGTTTACATTAATGGACGACCTGACCATCAAAAAATGCATCATGATGACTGTATTATGAGTATTGCGATGGCAATATATGTTGCGGAAAAATCATTCCAATCATTAGAAAAAGTTACCAACCATACCAGAGCAATGTTAAATTCTTGGTCTACTGCGGTAAATGAAAATAAAAACTCATCTGAGTTTTTTAATCCAATGGTACCTCAAATGGGTAGACAACATCCAATAAACCAAGGAGCCACTAGGGAAGATTACCAAAAATATGGGTGGTTATTTGGTGGGTAATACTATTTATATTACTGAGGAAACAAGTAAATTTATATCATGAGTGAACAACAAAATAATATGACGGTATGGCAGAGATTGTCCCAAACATTTGGGCCAAATTCTTTATTAAATCAAGATTATCCAACTTTTAAGTTTGATAAGAAGGAGTTATTACGTACCAAAAGTAAGGAAGAATACGAAAAAGAGAAGTTACAGGCACAACAAACCTTTTACTTAACAAACCAATGGGCGAAAGTTGAGAATAATTTATATTCACAAGCAATCTATTACGAACCATCAAGATTATCTGCACAATATGATTACGAGTCAATGGAGTATACTCCTGAGATTTCGGCTGCATTAGATATCTACGCGGAAGAATCAACAACAACAAATGAAGATGGTTTTATTTTACAAATTTATTCTGAATCAAAAAGAATAAAAGGAGTATTAGCAGATTTATTTAATAACTCACTTGATATTAACACTAACTTACCAATGTGGACAAGAAACACTTGTAAGTATGGTGATAACTTTATTTATTTAAAATTAGACCCTGAAAAGGGTATTGTTGGTGTACAACAATTACCTACCATTGAAATTGAACGTCATGAAGTAGGTGTTAGTGCAAAAATCTCAACAGATATTACTAAGGAAATGGATAAAGATAAAAAATCACTTCATTTTACTTGGAAGAATAAAAACATGGAATTTCAATCATGGGAGATTGGTCACTTTAGATTATTAGGGGACGACCGAAAACTTCCTTATGGTACGTCTATGTTAGAAAAAGCAAGACGTATTTGGAAACAATTATTATTATCTGAGGATGCGATGTTGATTTATCGTACATCAAGAGCACCTGAGAGAAGAATGTTTAAAGTATTCGTAGGTAATATGAACGATGATGATGTTGAGGCGTATGTACAACGTGTTGCGAACAAATTCAAAAGAGAACAAGTAGTTGATAATAAAACAGGTAACGTAGATATGAGGTTTAATCAAATGGCGGTTGACCAAGATTACTTTATTCCTGTGAGAGACCCATCAGCACCGGACCCTATTACAACATTACCGGGAGCAACAAACCTTTCTGAGATTGCGGATATTGAATACATCCAAAAGAAATTATTAACCGCTCTTCGTGTTCCTAAGGCGTTCTTAGGATTTGAAGAAGTAGTTGGAGATGGTAAAAATTTATCATTACAAGATATTCGTTTTGCGAGAACTATTAATCGAATCCAAAAAAGTATGGTTGCGGAATTAAATAAAATCGCGATTGTACATTTATTTTTACTTGGGTTTGAAGATGAATTAGATAATTTTACATTAGGATTATCAAACCCTTCAACACAAGCCGATTTATTAAAAATTGATGTTTGGAAAGAAAAAGTGTTATTGTATAAAGATTTAGTATCTGACCCAGGAAATGGTATTCAAGCAACATCATCTACTTGGGCTAAGAAACATATATTTGGATGGTCTGACGAAGAGGTTCGTTTAGATTTACAACAACAAAGAATTGAAAGAGCAGTTGGTGAAGAACTTAAAGCAACTGCGACTGTTATAACTAAAACAGGTTTATTTGATAATATTGATAAACTTTATGGTAATACTTCAGGAGGAACTGCGTCTGCAACTGCTACTGAAACATCAGAACCGGAGACATCATTTGGTGGAGGTGGATTTGAAACCGCTGATTTAGGTGGAGGAGAAGAATTACCGCCAGCGGGTGAGGAAACTGTTGCACCACCACCGGCGGGAGGTGAGGCTGAAATAACTCCGGAATCACGAATGAATAACTTAAATATGTTAGTTGAAAATAACCTAATTGATGGTGCTCAAATGATTAATTTAGGTCATGGTCAAGATTCTTTAGGAGAAATTTCAAAAGAATTGGATAAGTTACTAAATTCCTAATATTTATTTAATAAAATTAAGTGTAATGACCTTCGGAAACCTAAAATCCATAATCGAAAAAAATCTACTTGAGTCATATAGTGACGAGAAAGATTTCAAAAAATCTTTAAGAGAGTTCAAACATAATGTTCTGAACAATAAATCTATGTCAAAGGCTTATGCATTATATGACCAATTAAGTACGCCTCAAGGTTTATCTGAACAGGATGCTAAAGAATTTTTAGAAGAAGGAATTAGTTTATTACATAAAATTTTACCAACAATAAAATCACCAAAAAGTCTATCAGAAACAATTAAAAATAATTATTCTGATTTAGATGTATTGGCGTATTCGAACAAATTAAATTTACTTGAAAGAGTAAACGCTAAGAAGAACATAATTAAAGTTTTAACTACTAAAAAAGAAACGGTTAAAGAATCAATTAATATTCCAATTAAATCGATGGTTAGTATTGCCAACCAAACATTAAGAGGATATATTGAAAACTTAGATGAAAACTCTAAAAAAGAATTTTTTCAATTAATATCTGAAGACACTAAAACTCTTGAAACTAAATTTGAGACTTTACGTGAGAATACAATCACAAAACTTAAAGGGATGTTAGATACTGAACAAGAATCTGAAATAAAAACAAAAATTTCTGAAACTATCGATAGATTAAAAGATGAAAAGTTTGACCAAATGAATTTTTTAAAACTTAAAAATTTAGAAGAATCTATTTAATTTAACATATTACATTATAATTCAATAAGTGTTTTTGCTATTCAAACGGTAAAAACACTTTTTTTTTTGACATACACAATAATTTCAATTATATTTTTATTATAACCAATAAACATTTATAATGAAAAACATTAATGAAAAAAGGAAAAAGTGTAAAATTAAATTTATACAATCCAATTAAATCGGTCTATGGTACCGTAGATTCAAAAAACTTAAAATCAGTTTACATAAACATTCAATCATGGGTAACCCCAAAAGAAGAATACGATAATTGGAATCGAGTTGTTTCCAATTTAAGTCGAGAGATTAAACATTCTGTTTATAAATCCATTAACACCAATTTATTCCAAAATAAAAGTATTGTGGATTTAGATTTAAGGACCAGTGGAATATCTCACGGTAAAAAATCATTCTTTAATTTAGAAATAAATCTATACACGACAAATGAATTAGATTTTAAATCCATAGAAATTAAAGACTCCGTAAAAAATATAGTCCAATCTATCTATGATAATAACATCACAACAAACAAATATTTTGAATTTTCAACCACAAAAAAAGAGGTTATCTTGTAAAGTATCATAATTGATATATTTATCTTAAAAAGAATTAATGAAACAATTAAGAATATTAGAGGCAACCGAAACCGGACACGGTATATTAGTTGAGGCAGACGCAGGTTGGGTTTCACCAAAAGACAAACATAATGAAAAAGTTTTAAAAGAGGCGAAAGAAATGGATTATAGAAACCCATTTGAATTTTATGCTGTTTTACAAAAATATGACACACCTAATAGAAACGGTAGAACATATCCTGAAAGGATATTAAAAAGAGAGGCCGACAATTATAAAATTGCAATCGAAAAAGGGTTATCAACATCAGAGTTAAATCACCCTGAATCATCTTTAATTGATTTAGACCGAGTATCTCATATCATTACTGACGTATGGTGGGACAGAAACATATTAATGGGAAAACTTAAATTGCTAACTTCCCCGGGATTTCATGAAAGAGGAATTGTTTCAACCAAAGGAGACCAAGCGGCAAACTTAATGAGACAAGGGGTTACTTTAGGTATTTCTTCTCGTGGGGTTGGTTCACTTAAAAAAGTTGGTGAAAGGAATGAAGTTCAAGATGATTTTGAATTAATTTGTTTTGACTTAGTATCATCACCATCAACACCGGGAGCGTATTTGTTTACAAATGCTGATGATAGAGACAAGTATGAAGAAAATCTTGAAGAAGAAAAAAAATATAAACAAAAAGACGATTATGTAGAGAAGTCAGTTGACTTAATGAAAAAATTAAACGACTTTTTAGGAAAATAAAAAAACACATGGAAGAAAAGTATTTCGTAGC